TAAATAAGCTTCTTTCATCATCAGAATGACCCCACTGCTTCTCTATAGCCTTGGCATACTTTAGCCCATAAGATTTTGAAATCTTTTTAGCATAGTGTGCAAATGGGTCTGGGGAATTACCATACTTCCCTCTATTATTATTGTTGTACATATAGCCTTTCGCAAAATACTTCCTTGCAAATATACGAAATTAAAGTGCTGTGTTTTAGCGTCTTATCTCCTTGTTGTATCTACGGAAAAATCTCTTGTCGTTAAAATTAGATTGTTTCTTTTCGGTCTTCACTTTTTGGGCCGCAAGAAGCGCTAAACCAGAGGATATCGTAAGGTCATACTTTGTGCGATTATCAATTTTGTACCCAATCCAATCTTCTAGAGTTCTGTCAAAATACATCTTCCCCATTTCGCCAGTTTCACTATTGATTCCAACATGTTCTTCTATGTATGCTTCTATAGCGTGAGCATGAGCTTGGATTACATCCTGTGAGTTGGAGGGAATACCCCTTGTCTTTGTATTGCTAGAATTCGGAGACTTTAAGTGCTCTGGTCTAGGCATAACATATTCTTCATAACCCCTTGATTCAAAGTATCTTACGATGCCGTACTTGTTGTTTTCAATTAAGAGTGGATACCCATAAAACACAGCCGCCATAAGAACATCCTCATAAAAGATACGAGCAAGAGGTGGCCTTGATGCATACTCGGCGACAAATATATTAGCGGGTGCGGCTAAGCTAAACTTATTGTACATATGACAAGCGCCCTTAGAACCGCGATTATCCGTAGTAGAATCTAGGTCGTAACTATCCACACCGCCTACACCTATATGGTCGTTAGCTGGATGTTTTTTATTGTACTTGATTACGTACTTATTCCTTTCCGAGTCCTTTGGCATCCAAGAAACTCTCCATCTGCCCTCTGGGTTTGGATTGAAGACTACCTCTTTATCACTAACACCATCTTTCCAACTAAAATTGCCCCGCACCACTGGATTAGGGTATAACTCTTGATTGTGCTCTACTTGCTCGTATATCTTTCCGATATTAAACGTAGACCCTTCAATGCTGTCTCGCATTGCTTCCTCAACAGTAAAAGGGAACTGCCTAATATATTCGTTAAGCTCACGAGCGTCATGCTTCAATGCTTCTCTTGCGTTTTTGAGATACGTTTTCGCTCCGATGTCAACAAAGTCGCCATCAATTGTTTTAACTGGTTTTTCTGGGTCTTCGACAATAGGATTCCCATATTCATCAAAGAATCCTTCGAGAGCTTCGTAAGCGGGTACAAAAAGTCTATAAAGCCCAGTCTTTGTTCTTCCGTTTGCATTTCTGTCATTTGGGTCTGAGTCCCTCCAAATTTCTTTGTACTGTTGTCCACCTTTATCCATTGGGTTTACGGTAGAACCCACCAGAGCCTTGCCTATAATCCTTCTACCCACAATGAGACAGGTGCGCTCAATCCGCCACGCCTCTCGTATATCAGTAGGCTTCTCCCATTTACCTGCCTCATCCAGATACATGATGTGGAGCTTCTCTCCATCGTATGCATTATTGGTGGTGTTCTTCCAGTTAATAATTGTGTTAAGTGCCTCACCTTTATTAGATGTTTTGTTTTTCTTAGTAATACGCTTAGATGGCTCACGAAATGCCAACTCCATACGTGGATTTGTTGTACCGTCTTGAATAGGCTTGAAGAAGAATGGGTAGCTCTTAAACATAGGCACTACCTTCTTCATAAAGATATTTTCTTGCGCATCCTTACCAGTCTTTGACTGAATACCGAGCAGCTTATCCTTTACCTGTGTAGCTTCATCTACTAGAATAGCTGAAGACATATTCGTATATCCAGAACGTCTACACTTAGTATACATTTGACCCATGGAACGCGGGTCTACTTCACAAGCAGCGAAGTGTATGAATAGCCTTCTTTGAAACTCAAGATAGTCGGCATAGCCTATATCCATTTTGCTCCATTGAAGCATCATGTAGTGTCTCCCAGTAATATATGTAGGCTCACCATTATTATAAAACCAGACACCCTCACGCCTACGAACAAATTCCTTTTCGATATACGCAGAAAACCTCTTCTTAAATTCGTTGGGCATTTCGTACCACTCATCCATACTGCGAATCCTACGCAGCTCTTCTGGCACAGGTAGTCTCTTCCACATTTGCAGGGCCACATCTCTGTCGTAGTGGAGGATTTCTTTTTTTGAGGGGGCCTTGGGGAGCTGAATGAAAATCTCACCGATTTCGATGACCTCTCCATCCGAATTGTTGGGACATATATTGACCACGTACTCATCGTATCCCTCAACTTTTTTAAGTCCAGCCATTGCATTTTAGTATATTTTGTTATATTTACATTAAATTAACATTGAACCATATGAGAAAAGCACTATTATTTCTTTCGGCAATCGCTTTAACATCTTGCGCATCAAGCGATGTAGCATTCGAACCCCGCACTTGTTCTTTTGATAAGGACTGCGGTATATTATCTATACACCACCACTCAGCAGAGTTCTGGGTTAATAATCCCCCCAGTAAATAAAGATACTGCTATTTGGAGAATCGCTCTGCGAATCCCCCAGAGTAGTCTTTGTCTTCTTCAATTCCTCCTGTTTCTTTGAGCTCTCTAACCATTTGTTCGAGTCGCTGGTATTCAATGAGTAGTTCTTTTGCATCTGTTGCTGTTTGTTTAATACTCTGTAATTCTGCCTTGCGCTGAGAACCAGACAGTTCTGCGTCCACAGGCTTTTTGATTTCATCAATCATATTGTTGATGGCGATTTCCATAGAGGCCAACAACCTTGTCGAAGCCTCTACGGTAGTAAATTTAGACTTCCTTGACATAGACTAACTCCGTTGTTCTCATGCGGTATACTTTTGTACCGTCCGAGAGTTCTATTTCGTATTCTGAATTTTTCGTGTAACCGACCATATCACCAACGCTTGCTCCAATCCATTCTGAATCTGAGGGTAGGGTGAGTAGCTCTCCTTCCAGCTCTGGTTCTTCTTTGATGCTAAGAATAATGCCAGAAGAACTTGTTTCCTCTTCTGGCTCATCGGCTGGTGCAACAAAACACCAATCCCCAAGCATAGTAATATTACCAGCTTCGTCTTCGATTGCGATAGCATGATTTCCATATCCCCCATTTGGGTCATAAGTAACCATATATGTGTCTTCGCCAATATCATATCTCTGCTCCATTACAACGTGGTGGTGGAAATAAAGAATAGCCCCATCGCAACTGTTTACTGGACAATTTTTAGGGCAGCCTAAAATTTTTCCATAGTTAAGCCTATGTTGAAATTCATTAAACTTACTGACAAGTTTTAATGTACTGCCGTTAAATGAAACTTCGTCTTTAAACTTTTTAGGGATGTGTACAATAAAATCATTGATTGGCTTCATATCAATCAAATTTTAAATCGTACTCTACAATACAGGGCATATCATCAATGGATTTCCACACCATTGTACCCTCTTCGTTTTCTATGTAAATGAGATACCGCTTTTTTGAAAACTTATGCAAATGCGCCTCATCTTCTGTAATAGCGACTACTTTTCCTGCACCTGCACGCATGCCGACATAATATGCCATAGCGTCTTTCGGGTCACGCCCGATAACAATTTTTCTTATCATTTTAATTAAATTATCAAGAGACTAGTTTACATCGCCGTCTCTCCGTCCAAAGTTTATCCAATAATCTATACTAGATGTGTCTACATTCTTTTCTTCCTCTTGCATCCTGTAGGCTTCTACGCAGTAAGAAAGTAAATCATCTAATTCTTCTTCGTCTGAAACAGCAAACGAAGACAATAAATTCATGTTAGCCCTGTCATCGCCGTATTCATCAGTATACTTAGATGTTAAGTCTAAGAACCCAACGGCCAAGCAAGCTATAAATTCATCTTCTAGCTCGTGCTTCTCAACAATTTTATTTATAGCGACCATCAACTCTTGAATCTCAAGAATGCAGTCTTTTTGTCTTTCAGTCATTAGTCTAATTTAGTAACTGTGAATGTACTTGTGGTTTTTAGAGACCCGCTGCCTCCAGAATTCATGTAAATTTCGTAGTCAATGTCTGTATCGGCATCTGCGTGACGAATCAAAGTAAATCCAATTGCC